TCTAGAATAACCACTCGACTAAATGGATATGATCCCCGAAAAATGATCAAGCAATGTGCTTGGCTTACTTTAAATAATGGAAAAGGTGGGAAAGAATTCAAGAAGTGTTTAGAAAAGAAGATAAGACAAACTAGACAAGATGTTACACATCCAGATCAAGTTGTTGAAGAGATTTGGCAACAACTAAAGAAAAAGTGTAGCGGATAGTTGTTAAGTGCCTACCTTTAAATTACAGCGTGATAGTTTACAAGACAGATTCCTTAATTCCACTGCCAAAGTTCAGTTGTATGGAGGTGGATTTGCTAATGGAAAGACTTCTGCAGCGTGTATTAAATGCATTAGGATCGCTAAAGACTATCCGGGTGCTAATATTCTTATGGCTCGTTCTACTTACCCTAAACTTAATGATACATTACGCAAAGAGTTTTTAAAGTGGATTCCTACAGATTGGGTAGATAGTTTTCCAAAAAGTGCTAATGCTTCTAATACTTGTACACTAAAGAATGGCACAACAATAAACTTTCGTTATATAGCACAGCAAGGCAAGTTAGGTAATGAAGCTACAACATCTAACTTACTATCTGCTACTTATGACGCAATCATCGTTGATCAGATGGAAGATCCCGAAATAGTACACAAAGACTTTCTAGATTTGTTAGGAAGACTTAGAGGTATGACTCCTTATGAAGGAACTGACCCGAAGATGCCTAATACTGGGCCTCGTTGGTTTATCCTTACAACTAACCCTACTCGTAATTGGGTATATAGAGAGTTAGTCCGTCCTCTTCATGAATTAGAACTAGGACATATAAGTGATAAGCTTCTTTGTGAGACTGATGAAAATGGTAAGATGATTTTTGAAGATAGGATGCCTAAACCAATTATCGAACTGTTTGAAGGAAGTACTTATGAGAATAAGGACAATCTAGAAGAAGACTTTATAAAAACATTAGAGTCTTCTTATAAGGGACAAATGAGATCTAGATTCTTATTAGGTGAGTGGGCTTCTTATGAAGGACTAGTTTATCCTGCATTTAATGAAGGCATTCATGTTATGAGTCATCATAGTATTCATAACTATTACAAACAGTTACAAGTTAAAGCTTCAGGTATAACTTACTTAGAAGGATACGATTATGGACTAGCTGTTCCTTATTGTTATTTGTTTGGGTTTTGTGATAACTATGGTAATGTCTTTATTCTTGATGGAGCTTATGAACGAGAAGTTCCATTAGATGATCATATCGCTTGTATTAAATCTATTCGTTCTATGTATAATATAGATGCATCGAACATGATCTTAGCTGATCCAGATATCTTTAGACGTAAGAGTACTGGAACAAAGTTAGTTGGTAAGGCAATTAGTGAGATGTTTATGGAAGAAGGTATCATATGTACTAGAGGAAACAATGATATCTCAAATGGAATTGTAAAGGTTAATCAATACTTATTACCTCAACAAAATCACCAGAATCCTATCACTGGTGAGTTTAATGCCCCATACTTATATATATCAGATAAACTAGAATGGTGGATTAATGAAATATCTGATTACTATTGGATGAAGAACCCAATGGGGGAACAGTTAGATAAACCTGTAGATAAAGATGATCATGCTATGGATACTACTAAGTATATGTTATCGCATCGTCCTAATATATCTAAACTTATGGTTAAACAAAATCCTAAGAAAGTTGGTTGGTATCAATGGGGAGAGCGTGACGTAAACGAAGAACGTAGGAATATAAGACATGGCTAGTCCATTAAAAAGATTAATACAAAAGCTAGTAAGTCAATATAAAAGACGAGCAGCACAAAATAAGGCTGATGACGAAGCTTTAGCAGATTCTGGTACTGTTGGAGAAGTATATCGTCCTACAAGTGATCAACCTATTTCATCAGCTCCCGGTGAAGAACATGCTGAATCCTTTTTTGGCCCATCTGGTAGTGAATTAGATAGAGATCCAAATGTTATTTATGATTTGCAACAAACGATACGAGATAATCCGAATGTAAGGCTTAGTGGCACTATTGAACAACAATTAGATGATGTTCAACGAGAGCTAATTGATGAAGGGATATTAACAGATCTTACAAGAAGAGACACAAACATTATAAAAGATCCAAAAGGAGCTGAAGAACAAGCTCTTCGAAGAGCAAGAGCAAACGCTCCGAAAAAGTCAAAAGAACGAAAAACATATCCGGGAGATAATCGTCCTCCAGAAGGATCAGAAGCTTCTCGTGTTATAGAGTTAGAAGAAATAGAAGAAGCTATGAAAAGTGGCAAAGGAAGAAAAGTCCCTCCCGGAACTGCTAAAGGACTACAAGATCCAAAAACAGCTCGTAGATCTGATGATATAGATGTTATAGGCGAAAAACGAGATGCACGAATAAGAGATATAGATAAACAATTACAATCTCAGCGTAATCCAGAAATGAGACAATCACCAGCAATTAGAGAAGCACTAATAGAAGATATTGTAGAAGCTGATGTTGCTGACTTAGCTGCTGGACAAGCCTTTGGAAGAAGTACTAGTAAAAGAAAGTTTGATCCAAGTAAGACTACAGCAGACAGAGAAATAGATAACTTTGGTTTACGGCAATTAGAAGATATATACGGAGTAAATCAAACAGGTACTGAAGCTGAGAGAGCTGTAAAAGCCCTTAGAAAAGAAACTGGCGATGCTTCTAGAGATTCTCTAAGATTGCCAGAGCCAAATGCAAGAGTAGCAGTTCCTCCAGACGTAAATGCATTTATGATGAGAAAACGACCTGATGCAAGTAAATTAGAGGCAGTACAAGAGAAACTAACTGGTCCATTAAATGAGCAGACAAAACAACGATTGCTTTTAGAAGAATTGCGAAATAGAGAAAAAACTGCAAATTTAAGGCAGAAAAGACTTAGAAAAGAAGATCTTCCTGTAAAAGAATTATATCCTTATGGATCTAAATCTGGAGCAATAAAAGTTAGGGATGTTGACAGTATAGTATCATCAAAAGGCAGAGCTGGCCCTCAAGAGATATCTGCTAGGATTGATCGTCAAACAAATACAGTGTTGTTAAATCCAAAACAAATTGAAATAGATTTTAATAATAAACAATGGACAAATCCTCGTGTTGCTGGAGTCAAACCTTTACCTGAAGATGCTTTTAAAACTCCTAACGAATATCGACAGTTTTTAATAGAACATGAAAAGGCACATGCTGATTATCCTAAAAGATCAGGCGAAAGTCACATTGATTTAGAAAATCGTATAAATCAAATTGCAATGGAACGTATAATTTTTGCTAAACCGCCTACTGGTGGTATGGCTGTAGAATAGGAAGAGATAATGGCAGAAGAGCAAATACCCACAGAAGTTGATGCTAATATAGATGATTCTCTTGGAGAAGCTAGACCAGCAAAACGTTCTCGTAGACGCAAAGATCCAACATATAAAGTAGTTGGTGACAGTAAAATTCCTGTTTCAAAAGCTACAGGTAAAATGTGGAAGTCACGAGTTTCACAAGCTAAATCTCATACAGAAGATGTTAGAGAAGCTTGGTCAGAAGCTATTCGATACTTTGAAAATGATCAATTAGAACATAGAGTTAGACAACAATTTGCATCAGGAAATACATTAGGCAATCAAAAGCTTAATTCTAATATTACAGAGACAGAGAATGTTGTATTCGCTAATGTAACTACAATGGTTCCTGCTTTGTATGCAAGAAACCCGGAAGCAGAATTCACATCCAATGTAGAAAGCAAAAGGCAATTAGCTACTATAACAGAGCGACTTGTTAATGTATTAGGAGGAAGAAAGGCTGCTCCGGGAATCAACTTAAAGCCTAAAGCTAAGAGATGTGTTGTTACATGTCTTCTTACTAATAGAGCATGGATTAAGATTGGTTGGACACAAAAACAAGAGTCAAGCGAACAAGCATTAGAAGATCTAGCTTCTCTAGCAAAACAATTAGAGAAGGCTAAAGATTCTAAGAAGATCATAGAGATAGAAGGAAGGATTCAAGCATTAGAAGAAAGTATTGATATACTTCAACCTTCTGGTCCATTTGTTAAAGTTAAGTCTCCATTTGAGATACATGTAGATCCTAATGCTAAAGAGATAGACTTATCTGATGCTAATTGGGTGATAGAAGAAGACATCTTACCAACTGAATTCATTATTGCTAAATATGCTACTAAGAAAGGTAAGGGTAATGAGCATTACTCTATATATAAGCCTACTCACATTATGAAAGTCTCTATCGGAGATCAGAATGATGAAGATGATAATAGTGCCGACAACTTCAGTGTATTCGAAGAAGGCAAAGATACTGCCAAGTCTTTTGGATTTAATGATGAAGTAGCATTTGAAAAAGCTAAGATGACTAAAGTATTCAAAGTGTATGACAAGGTAACACGAAGAGTACTTATGTTTAACTCTAAAGATTGGACTTGGCCTATTTGGGTTTGGGACGATCCAGATCAATTAGATACATTCTATCCTTTCTATCCATTAACATTCTTTGAAAGCCCTAATGGTCCATTAACTAAAGGTGAGGTGTCTTATTACTTAGATCAACAAGATGCTATCAACGAAATAACAGATGAGACCCGGAGGGCAAGACGGTGGGGAAGGCGCAATATATTCTTTAACAGTAATGTGTTATCCCAAGAAGATGCGACTACAGTATTGAATGGTGACGATGGAACAGCGAGAGGACTTAATGTTCCAGTAGAGACTAGACTCTCAGATGTCATTGGATCAATACCTCCACCGTCTGTGCAGTTTGATAAGTTATTTGATAAAGAAAATTACTATAGAGCTATTGATCGTATTTCTTCTGTTGGTGCTGTTATGCGAGGAGAACAGTTTAAAACAAATACAACTACTGCAGGAGTACAAGCTGGACAACAAGCAGCTAATATGCGAGTAGATGAAAAGGGAGATCAGATAGAAGATTGGATCGGCAACATCTATTGGGGAATTGCACAACTTTGTCTTATGTATATGCCAGTAGAACAAGTAGTACAATTAGTGGGAGAGGAAGCTCAAGATGTCTGGCAAAACTTATCTCCAGAAGAGATTAACACATTATCGCTTGTTGTACTTGGCGGTTCTACTAAGAAACCAACGAGCGCAGCAAAGAAAGAAGAAGCTCTCGAATTCGGACAAGTACTCGGACAATTCGTTAATGCAGCTCCCGGCCCAGTTCTTAAAGTCATGTTACAAGTTATGGAGAAGGCTTTTGACGAAGTAACTATGAGAGAAGAAGATTGGCAGGAACTTATTCAAGCTATTGAACAACAAGCAGGAGGACAACAACCTCCGGCTGAAGGACAGACAGGTGGTCCTAACGATATTGCTACAGCTAGTCCAGAGCAATTAAAACAAGTACTAGCACAACTCCCACCAGAGATTAAGCAACAAGTACAATCTGCTATAGAATCTGGTGTTTCACCGCAGCAAGCTTTACAAGCAGCAATGCAACAAGCTCAATCTGCTGAACAACCACAGTAAGGGGAAGTTATTATGGATGATGAAGAACAAATACTCACAACAGATGATGCTATTTTAGATAGTATTGGAGAAGGGGATGAACAGACTACAAGCGAAAGTACTGAAGAGCAAGATTCTGGAACGGAAGAAAACGTTGCAGAACAAGCACCTACGACCAGTAGTGAACAAGATACTTCAAACAGCGATGGAGAACAGCAACAACAAAAAGCTGCTGGTCCCCAAGACCTCGTTGATGCACAAGGAAACGTTATCGCATCAGGAGGAAAAGAAAGACGCTTCTATGAAACAGCTCAAAGAGAAAAGCAACGTGCAGAAGGACTCACAAGAGAAGTTGAAACCCTCAAGTCACAGTTAGAAGCTATTAACAACGCTGGAACAATTGGAACACAGTATGACTTATCTCCAGAAGAGGTTACTACTGGAGCACAAATCATAGCTGCTTATAAGAATAATCCAGTTGAAACTATTGAATATATGTTGACACAAGCACAAGCTTCTGGTCATAATGTAGATGCTATAGGCCAAAATGGTAACATGAATCTTAATGCTGTTAAGCAGATGGTAGATTCAGCAATACAACCATTAGTAGCTGAACAAAACGAGAGAGTAGAGGCAGAAGCTGCAGATAGTCGTGCTCAAGAAATTTACAACAATTTCAATTCACAATACCCCGACTCAGCAGTACATGAAAACTCTCTTGCCCGGCTTCTACAACAAGAACCTAGTTTAAGTCCAGAAGCTGCGTATTTTAAACTCCGATCATATTACATGGAACGTAATCTAGATTGGACGAAGTCCCTAGAACAGTTGCAAAGCGAACAAGCAAAGCAACAACCTAGTGTTAATACGCAACAAGCTGTTCCTGACGGTAATGTAATTTCTGAAAGAGTTACAGATACCGCACAGGTAGCACCTGCAAATACAAGTACGTCTGACATAATTAAACAAGCTATGGCAGATGCTGGAATTAACTAGGAGATTTTAAATGGCAAGTACACCTATTGCCACAGTTCTCGAATCAACGTTAACTCGTTCTCGTAAGAAGCTAATTCTTGCTTCTATTAAGTCTAATGCTCTAATGGCTTGGGCTTTTGCGAACAATCGTGTTGAATTCGAAGACGGTGGTCACGAAATTACGAATCCATTAACTTTGGGTCGTAACCCTAACATAACTTCTTTTGAATACTATGATGAACAACCAGTTGCTCAAACTTCCGAGTTTGACACAGTTACTTATAACTGGGCCAGAGTTGCTGGTTCTGTTGTTATCAGTGATCAGGAAGAGGACGAAAACCAAGGAGCTGCACAGATCTTTAAGCTTATGAAAGCTAAGATTGATGTTCTAGAAGAAAGTATTAAAGAGAAATTCTCTGAATATCTCTATGCTTCTGGTGCTGGTACAGATCCACAAGGTCTTGGATTACTTGTTCCCGATGATCCTACTACAGGAACTGTTGGTAACATTAATCGTGCTAATGAAAATCAGTGGAGAACTTCCGCTTATGACTTCAATGGCAACTTAGACAGCACGAACATTGAAGAAGCATTTGATGATATCCTTATGGATCTCACTCTTAAAGGCGACAAGCCTGATGTGATCTTAACTGGTCGTAACCTGTTTAGGCATTATCGTACTGCAGTAAGAGATAAAGTTGTTATCAACTTGTCAGAGTCTAACTCTGGTAAGAAGATGATGGACTTGGGTTTTGCTGGTGTTAAGCACCAAAACATCCCAATGCTGTATGATGAAGACTGCCCTGTTAATAAAGCATTCTTTATTAATAGTAAGTACTTACGTCTACATATCCTTAAACATGTCAACATGAAGGTCAAAGAGTTAGTAGCTCCTTGGACGATTGATGCTCATGGTCGTAGGATTGTATGGCAAGGTCAATGGTGTTTATGGAAAGCATTCCGTACTCACGCAGTTTTGATTAACTCTTAAAAATAGGAGACAAGGGGATGAATCAGGTTAATCTTAAACCAAGATACGAAGTACATAAGCTCGAAGGAACAGCCATGAGGCGAATCGCTAGTCCTAAGAAGGATAAGAAAGGCACACTACTAGGTGGATTTGACTACGAAGAAGTAGAACATGACGCTGGTTGGATGGTGTACTTTCCTAGTGGCTCTTCCATTCGTATTTGGACGAAAGAAGAATTAGAACGACAAGGTTTTCATCACGATCCGACATTAGTAAACATGGAAACTGGGGATGAGACTGCTCCAATGAGTAGTACCAGTTTAAAAGCTAAGTCAGAACAGAAAAACGCTCGTACTAGGTCTTCTAAGTCTGCCACGTTAACTTAAAGGACAAATAAAATGACTAAAGTTGTAGGAGATTATCATCCACGAAGCATAAGCCAGTATGTTCCTAATATGGAATTTGCTGCTGATGTTGTTGGTGATGAACACATTGCCTACCTTGGATCACCAGCAGCTCTCGATGCTGATGGTATTTGGGATGGAGTAAGTGCTACAAACTCAGCTACTTCTTATACAAGTGCTGATTACAAAACTACCTTTGATGGTAGTTCTACTTCTCTAACTTCAACGGCTGGAATGATTGATGCTACTTATGGACGTTGCCTTACTGCAACAGGTTCTAGTGGTTCTAATCATGTTTGTACAATTAAAGGTAGGGATTATCTTGGACAAGCTATGCAAGAGAATCTAACTCTTAGTGGTACTACAGTTATATTTGGTAACAAGGCATTCAAATTTGTAGATTCAATGGATATTGCTGCAGGAGCTACTGGAGATACTGTTGATATTGGATGGTTTGATCGTCTTGGACTTCCTTATAAGACTGAACGGATTGTAGGTTACACAGAAGATGATGTAGCAAAACCACACGAAATTGCAGAAGTCTCTGTTGAGGTAGATGCTGTTCGATTTGCTGCTGGAACTGATTGTCTAGTTCCTTCTCCTATTGCCGGACAAATAACAGGAGTTAACTCTGTTGTTACTACTGCTACCAGTGGAGAATCAACAGGAACTGTTGTGGTTGGATCAACTGATGTTGGTGGAATTTCTATCGTAATTGCTGGCAGCTCTGGCGTAGCAACAGTAGATAGTGATACTGCAACAACAGATGATGACCAAACTACAAGTACTATTGCTAAGTTTGGTGCTATAGGAATTTCTCCTGATAGTACTCCTACTGGCGGTGCAGCGAACTATACGATTACTGTCGAACCCCTAGCATTTAAAGCTGGTGATGACACCACAACTCAGACAGCTACTACGGAAGATACTCGTGGTACTATCCGAGTTACAAGTGCTTGTGACGGTAGTATATCCTATGAAGCTCGTTGCAAAGTAAATACCACTGATCTTCATGGTATTGAACAGTATAACGGCTAAATAGGTAGACGGAGACTGTTTTTGTCCTCCCCTTTAACAGTCTCCGTCACTATTTAATAATGGCAACATTAACACAACTAATAACTAGAACAGCAGATAGGCTATCAATGGTAGCTGGTACTGGTGTTCAAACTTATGCTGAAGATCGCATTGGTGAAATGATTCAACATAAGTTCGATGTCTTGTTTGATGAAGTGTTTTGGCCTCAATTTCTTTCTTGGGCAGAATTAACACTAGATGGGACGCTTGGAGTTGTTACAACTGATCTCACCGACTTAGTTAAAAGATTCGAAGACATTAGAGTTATATATCCAGATAACTCTAATACTGCTTTAACTAAAGTATCACCATTAACAACTAATCCATTTACGTTGTCAGGAACAACACCTATACACTATGAAGCTTTAGGACCAGCAGCATCTAATAAAACAACAAGAGTATTTAATGTGTGGCCTAAAGGATCTACTGGAAACATTATTTTACAGTATCGAACGAAGCCAGATACCTTTGTATCTACTGATGAAGTTGATTTTGATGATCAAGCTTTAATACTTGGTGCTACATTTGACTACCTAGAAGATGATGGTACTAACCCTAATGCTACACAAAAGTTTCAGTTACTCTTTGAAGCTAGAGTAAAACAACTGAAGAACACATTTAATAGTTCACCTATCAGTCTTGATCCTGTAACAGCATTACCACAAACATTTAGCTTTGTAGAATTGCCATAAATAATGGTTGATACATTCCTATTCCCACAAGGTCCAAGAGGACAATCTGCACAAGTATCACGAAGTCGTGTACTACTTGATGCTACTATTCGTGACTTTAGTGGTGGATGGAATGTTGTTGATAATGACTTAAACCTTAGTACTAAGTTCTCTAAAACACTAGAAAACATGCAAAGAGGTATTGATGGTTCTAATTCTGTTAGACCCGGTACTGAATTGTTTGCTGATACTAGTGACTACTTAGATGAAATTATAAATTGTGAGTATTATAATAACTATATAGTGTGTGTAGGGGCTAATGGAAAAATAGTAAGAGTAGATGGAACAGGAGATGTCAAACTTATCTGGGACGACAATATGGCTTCTTCTCTTAGTGGTTCTCCTTCTGGATGGTCTACTACTGTCTTTGTATCTTTTGCTCAGTATAATGGTGATTTGATCCTTTGTAATGGAGTAAATAAGCCATTGATAATAAACACTTCTATGGATGTTTCTTATTTACAAGACTTAGCTGATTTGACAAATGCAAACACTCCCATCGCTCGTTTTGTTGTTGCTCATGGACGTTATCTTGTTATGGCTGGTAGTTTGGTTAGTGGAGAAGAAGATAGATTATTTATCTCTGCCACTGATGTTGGGGGTACTTGGGTTGGCGACTCTGATCCAAATGACGCTGTTAATGTTGACTTAGGATCTCGTGTTCCTAGTGGATCTAACGTAATAAAAGGTCTTGGTAGGTTTAGAGACAAGCTTGTTGTTATGTTTGAAAACGCTACTCTAGTTGGAGAGTTAGGAGGCTTTGTTAGTTCTGCTCACGTTCCGACATTTGATGATGCAATAGAAAATGTAGGAGCTATCTCTCATAGAATGATACAAACTGTGGGAGAAGATATGATCTTTGGAGACAGAGCTGGTATTACTAACATGAAAAGAGCATTGTTTACTGGTAATATACAAAGTGACAGAGCATCTCAACTAATTAATCCAGCTTATCTTGCTTCTTTAGCGAATGTTTCTGCTACAGCTTCACAAGAAGATCGTATTTGGTCGCTTTGGGATAGTCAGTCAAACAATTATATGTTGTTTGTTCCTAATTCTGATGTTGCTACTGATACAACTGAAACTCGTTGTCTTGTATATAAGAAGAATGAATCACTAAAAATAGAGGCTTGGCAAGATTGGCGTAACTGGAATTTTAGATCTGGTTGTCGTTCTGCATTAAAAAGAATTTTCTTAACAGAAGGTGCAGATGTCTTTATACTAGGAGAAGAATACGAAGGTGGTAAAAAGATATTTAAAGATTATCAAAAGCATCAAGAGATGTGGGCGGATGACACTTCTTGGACAGATTTTACTGGATGGAGTCCTGTAGCAGATGAAGCAGATAGTGGAATTCCTATAAGATTTGTTTGGGAATTACCTTGGTCTGATAATAACCAAAGATTTATTACAAAGGCTTCTAGATACATAGACTTTGATACTCAAGGAGATAATCGTTTTAAAGCTGAAATGTTTACTGATAATAACTTTGTTAGTAAGACAGATTTAGGAGAAGATTGGCAAGAGGATTCTCTTAAATGGAGTGATGATCTTGGATGGGATGTAGATGTATATGATCCAGCCCTTCAAATGGTTTTTGAAGGAGGAGATGCTCCGGGATTTGGAGCAGATGAATTTGGAGATGATTATGGAGGTGGCAGACCAACAAGATTAGAAAAGTTGATAGCTTGGACTTCTAAGTATAAGATAGAGAAACTTAGAATGTCTGGAGAAGCTACTAAAGAACTTAAATTTATTTCAATTACTCTTGCGTACCAATCTGGATCATTAAGGAGATAATCATGGCTAGTGCTGTTGACTCAACATTACCAGCAGATAACGTAAAGGCTAGTAAGGCCGACTTCCGAGCACAATTTCTTATTATTAAGAATGAAATTAGTGCTTTGCAAAAGAGAACTGGAGTTGCAGGGGCGAAAGCCTTCTATGGTTTTGTAGATCAAACCGACCTTGCAGAAGCAGTTCGAAAACACCATACGAAACACTCAACTCTTCCAGCAGATCTTGCTTATGGTAGAGCAACTTTATAAGGAAAATATACTATGTCTGACAAAATTGGCGTTCTTGGCGAGGCAACTACAGCTTCAGCAGCTACTACTACAGTATATACTTGTCCTTCAGCAAAAGCTGCAAAGGTTAAGATTATGTGGTCGGGCTTGTCTCATGCTTCAACAGGAACAGGTGACTTAACTCTTACTGTTAATGGAATTAATGTTGCAACTGTTCTTAATATGACTGCTGCAAGATATGTACATTCTAATAGCACGTTGTTAGTTAATCCAGAAACTGCTGCAGCTCCTACAGGTGCTACGGCATTATTAACTGTTGCTCCAGCTCCTTTCGAGTATTACTTGACTGCTGGAGATACTGTTCAATACACGATTGCTACTCTTGCTATGCAAAGTATTAATGTACAAGTCGTAGGAACTGAAATAGACGTTTAGGAAGTAAAATGGCTGCTACTAATACAACTGCAAGCTTTAACTTCAACTTAACTGATTTCGATAAGATTCCTTGGCATACAGAACAGCATAACAACTGGCACATAGTTGATGCTTTAATGGCTCGGTTCTTAGCCATTAGTAATGTTAAAGGCGTTTGGGAAAACGCTTTAGCTGTTGCTGTTGGCGAGAGATATATTGATTCAGCTACAGATACTATATATGAAGTACTGGTTGCTCACACTACTCCAAGTACAGGAACGTTTTCAGCATCAAGAACTGCAAATACTACTTACTGGCAAAGTGTAACTGTCGATGTATCTGCAAAAGGTACTTATGCACAAGCAACTGTATATAGTCCTAATGACTTTGTACAAGATGGTGCTAGGTATGGCGTTGTCCTTGCTACTTATACATCTGATAATACACAATCTACTGCTGCATTATCTTATGATGCTGATGTTACTGCAGGAAATATAGTAACACTTATAGATGTTAGTGGCCTTATTGCTGCTACTCATGATACTACAACAGTAGCTACTGGTGGAACTCCAACAGCTACTTATGATGTTGCTACTGGTAAGTTTTCCTTTGGACTTGTTACTGGTGCTACAGGTGCAACAGGAGCTGCTGGATCAGATGGAGCTGATTATACTTCTGATGCAGAGTTAAATGCTATTGCTGGATTAACAAGTGCTGCAGATAAAGGTATAAGGTTTACTGGTAGTGGTACTGCAGAAGTATTTACTATTACTGATACAGCTCAATCTATCTTAGATGATACAAGTGTAACTGCTGTTGCTACGACAATTGGTCTAGGTACTGGAGATTCTCCGCAGTTTACAGGCATTGAGTTAGGTCATGCTAGTGATACAACATTAGCTAGATCAGCTAGTGGAGTAGTAACTATTGAAGGATCAGTTGTAAAAACAGCAGGGACTGAGACAATCTACGTTCCAGCAAGTGCAATGTATCCTTGTAGTACAAATGGTTGTGCAACTTTAGATCAGGTAGAGACAACAGCACAACAACCTGAGTTTAAAGTCTTAGACTTTGATAAAGATAGTGACGAGTTTGCCCAGTTTACAGTAGCTTTTCCGAAGAGTTGGAATGCTGGAACAGTTACATTTAGAGTGTTTTGGATTGGAATTGCAGCTACAACAGGAGTTGCATGGACGTTAGCTGGAAGAAGTGTTGCAGACAACTCTGAAGCCATTGGAGCATTTGGAACAGCAGTTGTTATTCAAGATGACTCTCAAGGTGATGCTACAGAAGTTCTTGTTAGTGGTACAAGTGGTGCAGTAACAATTACTAACGCTGCAGCCGATTGTCTAACATTCTTTCAAGTGTCAAGAGATGTATCTGATGGTAATGATGATATGGCTGGTGATGCAAGGCTTGCTGGTATTCAACTGTTTTATACTACTAATGCTACGAATGATGCATAAAAATGGCTAGTGCAGAAAAATCTCTTTATCAAATGCTATTCGAAAGGGAACTTGGGCAGCCACCAGAGATGATTAGACAACTCCCAAGAGTAGAATTAGATCCTAAAGCACATAAAACTTTTCAAGAAGGACTTAAAAATCGAGAACGTTTTCAACATCCTCAACATCCTGTAGATCCAAACTCTCTTATTCAATTACTAGGTAGGAGATAGCTAGTGAGTTTTGGTTATCAAGTTCTAGGCTTTGGAGCTTTCCCTAATAGAATAACACCATCTGCTACAGCAACGTTAGTAGTAACAGGAACAAATGTTAGTGGTGGTGGATCAACTCATACTTGGAGTTCGGCTGCACTGGGAACTTCAACAGCCGATAGAGTTATTATTGTTCTTACACAAATCAATAGTAACGCTGGAGGCATTTCAGGTTGTACTGTTACTGTTGCTGGAAACCAAATGAACGTGATAGTAGAACAGATAAGTGTTGGTGGGGCAACTGAACAGATGGTAGGAATATACGCTTATGCTTTAGGGGCAGATTCTGGTAGTACAAGTGGCGACATTGTTGTTACTGCTGTTGATCAAACACATTACCAATCAGAGATATTCGTATACGATGTTAAAGGTATTGTTGCCACAAGTACAGCAACGTGTTCTGACTCAGATAGAACAACATCAAATGCTTTAACAGGAACTCTTTCTATTCCTGCTGGAGGCTTTGCATGTGGCGTATCAAGATTTGGTAATTCTCGAACAGCGACTTGGAGTGAGCCTTTTACGGAACGCCATGATGCAAGTCACACTGGAGCGTATTATGCTAGTATTGCAGATGCTATTGGATTGTTCGGTTCAGCCACAGTTTCGGTAACTCCTTCCGGATCTGCTAATCCGTCATTCTTTTGTGCAGCAAGTTTTGCATTAGCATAGGAGGTAGGGAATATGTTATTTATACAAGCTCTTACTTTTTTTAACTTTAAATGGTGGTAGCGTGACAAATGGTATTAGCAGAATTATCGCTTGCCATAGCAGCGGTTAAAGGAGTTGGTGAAGCAATAGATGCAGCTAAGAGTATTGCAGAAGTTGCTGGACAATTAGATAAAGCTTTAAATCTTACAGATAAAGCAGAGAAAATAAGGCCAAAGGGTAAGACAGAAGTACGAGTAAACAAGAAATTAGAGCAATTTGAAGACAATACAGACGGAGAATCAACTAACTTAGGGGCTATAATTCAGGAAGTTAGTGATGAGGAAAATTTAAAGAACGAACTTTATCGAATAGGTACAAAGCTAGATGTTAAGTTTGGTCCGGGAACATGGGATAAAATCAAAGAGATACGAAGAAAGAGACTAGAGAAACAAGAAAGACTAGAGTACGAAGCTGAACAAAGAGAGATAGCGAGGGCGTTAGCAAGAAAGAAGTTTTGGCTAGAAGTATTAAAAGTAGTGGCATTAGTCGCATCTATATCACTTTTTACTTATTGGTTATCGTTATATTACTGAGGTGTTGAAATGGAACTAACTGGAGCACATGCAATGCAAGCTTTAATGCTTGTTGGTACAATTGCTGGAGGATATGCTGTAGTTAAGAGCCAATTAGCAAGAGTTATTCAAGACTTAGCTAAGATTAACGATGAGTTAGAGTCAGTTAATAAGAGATTAGATGCTGCTGAAAGTTCTACAGCAGTGTTTCAACACCAAATAACTGTGTTAGGACATATACTAAGTCCAGCAACATTGGAAAAGCGTCATAGAGAACTAGCTGATATACTGGCAAGAATTAAAGTAAATGAAGATCGTATTAATACTATTAGTGATATGCATAATCACACACATCCAAAGGTTGATTAATGTTTAAAGTGTATGATCATTGGAAAGAAGTTCCTAATTCTTGGGCAGCATGGTCTTGGAAGTACTTTCAACCTAAAGAGTTAGCTTGTAAAGGAACAGGAAAGCTGAAGATATCTGTTGACTTACTTGATAGTTTAGAAGCTTTACGTTCTAAGTATGCATCTTCTCTTTTAGTGTTAAGTGCATTTAGATCTAAGTATCATAATGCCAAAGTAGGTGGAGCTGTATTCAGTCGCCATCTAGTTGGTGATGCTTGTGATATCTCTATTGTTAATAGAGACAAACTTCTTATAGAGAAGTTAGCTAAAGAGTTTGGATTTACAGGAATTGGTTATTATAAGACATTTATTCATATAGATAGAAGACCAAAGAAAGCCCGATGGGGTAGGGAGAAATGGAATGTTTGATTTGTTAGGTACTGTTTTAACTGGGGGAGCTACTGGAATAGTTGGTAGTGTCATTGGCAAATTGTTTGGCTTTGTTGACTATTGGGTTGAAGAAAAGAAAGCTGATAAAGAGCATGGACGAACGATTGAAATGCTTGAACTCCAAAATCAAATTGGCAAGGAAGAAAATGAACGTGAGATGGCAATGGCAGAAGCAAATGCTGACGCAAATATGCGTATGGCATCCTACTCGCACGACTCAATGGCTGGTACAAGTAGTGTCTGGGTCGCTAATGTGTTACGTTTGGTGCGTCCTACTCTTACTGTTGGTCTCATTATTCTAGTAGGAATTTTATATTTTGGGGCTGATATTGGAGGTAAAGCTACAATAGAAGCTAGTGTAGTTTATATGTGTTCGTCAGCCGTTCTATGGTGGTTTGGCGATAGAGCTATGAGGAGTAAGAAATGATAGCAATATTAAATAAGTTAGATGAAGTAAAGGCTTGGTGCAAAGAGCACTATAAATGTACAGGAAGTGGTTTGATTGTTGGTTTTATTGTTGGTTATCTGTTAGGATAAGTCATGGCAGAATTACCCCCCGAATTAGGTCCAATGCAACCTCCCATGCAGGAGCAACCTTCTGATGGTTTTAGACAGCAGATTGGTCCATTAGCTGAAACAGGAGGACCAGTAGGAGCATTTATAAGTGAGTTATTAGGTATTGCTGATGACTTAGGATTTTTAGATGAAGCTTTTGGTCCAGAAACAATACAAGACCAAACTGACTTACAAGATGTTAATGCTGATCCAATGGAGTTTTTAAACAAAGATCAGTTAACAACTCTTGTTAATTTGTTCTTAGCTATACCAGAGCCACAAAGATCTCAAATAGGTAATCAACTTAGAGATGAGTTGCCACCACAAGTAGCTTCTAGATTAGATGCTATTGTTAGATTTGTTCAAGGCAGAGATGCTCAGTTAGAGGTAGCAAGATAATGGGATACGGTGGATTTTTTAAGAAGGTAATACGAATAGCGGTTCCTATGGCTGTTAGTTTTGTTGGTGGTCCTTTGGCAGTAGCAATATCAAGTGCCGCAATAACAGGAGCAACTGGTGGATCTTTTAAAGAAGCATTAATGGCTGGTGCTACTAGTTATATTGGATCACAAGTAACTCAAGGAATTAATCAAAGTATTGCTGGTACTCAAGCAGTTAATCCTGATCTAGTTCAGGGAGGTCGATTCTCTTTAGGCCCATATAAACCCAATATGATTGATTCAGGAGTAAGCTTGGCTGATCCATTTACAGTTACAAATCTTACTCCTACTGGAGAAGTACTAAGAAATGTAAATGATGCTGTAAGAGGTGGTATTACAGACGCAACTAGTGGTCTAGGTCTTGAAGATCTTGGAGCAGAGATAGTAGGGGGAGTTAAGACTCTTAGAACTCCTTTTGATTTCTTCCAAACAAATCAAGATATTCCTCTTATTGGTGGAGCACTTAAAGAGTTAGGACAATCAGCTCCTAATACAGTATTAGGCTCACTTGCTGGTGGAGCTACTACAATGACATTGAATCAAGCATTGTTAGCTAATACTCCAGAAGCAGATGAATTGCTTGCTGAAAATGGGTATACTCCTGAACTGATAGTAGCCCTTAAACAAGAAGCTCGTAATGCTATGTCTCAAGAAGCTTTTGATAGACTTATTGCTGATGTACAAAATCCCGGACTTAGTGAAGAAGAGTTTAATAAGATACTAGCATCTGGCATTGAACGAGAGAATGTAGCTCTTGGTCCTGAGATAACAGAACAACAGTTTAAGAGTGTATTTGATGATCCTAGCCTTGGACAAAATATACTTAGAAGTGAAGAAGGATTACGAAGAGAAGGCTTTGGACAAGAGATCTCTTCTGCATTTCCGGGAGATGTGTTTCAATCATTAGATGACAGTATCGTTGATAGTATTGTTCAAGAAAGACAAGGACCAGCCCAACAACAGATAAGTCGTTTTGAGGCTAGAGGTAATCTTAATCCTACTGGAGGTAGAACAGCTAATCAATTTATTCAGGCACAAGTACCTCAAGCACAAGAAACAATTAGACAAGTTGGTGAAGGAGTACTTGGTGGATATCAATCTAATGTACAAGATGTACGAGATAGAGCCGAACAACAAGCTGGTGGATATAAATTAGGAGATGAGTTGTTTGATGTTACTCCATTTAGTCAAGAACGAGGAGAACTTGTAGAACAACAACAAGGAACATTAGGTTCCGATGTTAGAGGAGCATTAGGTAGTGATCCACTATTTGATGTTAGTGGTGCGTTACAATCTGCTGGTAGAGCACAAGGTGTTGTATCAGGACAAGGACAAAATCAAAGCTTCTTAGATAGTATAGCTGCTAGAGAGTTAGGTTCTACTGCAGCTAGAAATGAAAGAGGCTTACGGTCAAGAGGAAGTGGAGTATTTTAAATGGCATTAGGTGACATATTAGGTGGGATTTCTGACTATTTTACAGGGCAAGCAGCCAATGAAGCAAACATACGAAGAGCAGAAATACAACGAGATGATGCTGCTAGAGCTAGAGAAGAAGCTAGAAAAGGTGCAACAGGAATAACTCCTGATAGATCAACAACATTAAATCCTACTGGAGGGTTTAATATTGCTCGTAGGGGAGCAGAAAAAATATTAGGAGAAGGAGATAAACGGAGAGCAGAAGAAAGTAATTTTTTAACAAGCAACTTTCAGCCTACATTTCCTACACTACAATCTGCTATTCGAAATGCTCAAGCAGGAGTTAATCAACAACGAGAAGCAGTAACAAAGCTTGGTGAGGATTTAGCTCTTAGACAGAACAGAGACTTTGGTGGTATAGGAAATACAGGACAAGCTGGTGCTATGGCACAACCAATGGCAGATATATTTAGTAAGTTGCCTATTGCTGCTGATGTTGGACGAAAAAACTTTAATGAACAGAATATAGCTGATGCAGCATTTCAAACAGCACAATTAAAGAATCTTCTTCCACAAGCAAAACCTTTAATTGATCTTCCTTATAATGCAGCTACTGCTATTCCTGCTAGTATTCCTATGCAACCTCCAGCATCTAATCTTGAAGCAGCTCTTGGACCACAAAATATTGGTTCAGTTATAAAACAAATAGGGCAACGAGAAGAAAGGGATGAGCAGCGAGACAGAGATGAAGCATTACTTAAACAAATATTAGCTGCTCGTGTAGCTGCTCCTACTACACAAACACAAAACCAAAACTTATTGAATAGACACTTACGCAATCAATTTTCAAACGCATCACCTTTGACAAATTATACTGACAAGGACTTTGGATAATGGCTGAAATAAATCCCCTAGCTTTTGCTGGAAGATCTCTTGACGATACATTAGGTAAGAGATTAACAAATGCTGATGCTGCCTCTGCTGCATTACCGACTACTCTTGCTAAACAAACACTTGCTAATCGAGCATCTGCTGCTAGTGACTTATCTAAACTAAGAGGAGTACTTGCAGCTATTGGAGAAACTCCACAATCAATTGGTTTGGGAGGAGGAGGTCTTGATAGAATACGAAGACGACAAGATCTTAAAACTATGTTGCCTTCAGCAGCAGGTTTAGGTGCGGTATTTCCTGAAGGGAGAGTAAATATTTCTAATCCATTACTCTTTTCTACAGGAAAAAATCCTAAAATTGAAGCAGCATTTAAAAGTAATCCTAAGAATGTTACAACTGCAGAAGAAGTTGTAACACAAGATGATTATGCTATAGGCGGTAAAGATTTAGTAGGAGTACCTAAAAAAAGGACAACCAAAAAATCTTTTAAAAAAGCACAAACAACAAAAGGTGGAGGATCTAAGTCAGACTCAGCCCTAGTAGAAGATGTTAAGAGAGGTATGCGACAATTTACTTATAAAGGTAAAAAGTATATAGGCCGAAAATCACCAGATGGTAAAACTATGATAGATGTAATTGCTCTTGATTAATGGCTGAAACAATTCCCATAAAAGATGTAGTCTTTGATGAGCAAAAAGAAGATGTTCCTACATCTATTCCAATAAAAGATGTAACTCTTCAAGCTCCAAAAAGACCTAGTGATCCCGGTAAGCAAGCAATTGCTGGTCTTAGTGACATCTTTACAGGTATTCCTCTTGCAACAGGATTTGTTGGACAAGGACTTGAGACATTAGCAGATTATGCTTTAGATGATAATGATAAGACTTTTGTAGAAACTTGGGAAGAAGCAGGAAAAGAAGGAATAGATAAAGGTCTTCAGGATATAGGATTAAAGGGAAGAGATCTTACTAATAAGGCTTTAGGTATTAAGGAAGCACAATCTACTGAAGACCAAGCAGCTAGACTTTTTACTTCAATGATATTTCCCGGATCACTAGGAACTAGTTTATTAGGAAAAGCTGCTACGTTTCTAACTCCTCTTGTTAGAACTGGAAAAGGATTTACTAAACGTGCAGGAGTTCAATTAGGAATTGGTACTGGTATTGATCAAACAGTACGAGCTGCTATAGGCGATGAAGAGTTCCCTCTTTTGTTTTCTAAACAGGCATTAACTGGAGAACTTCCAGAAAGAGATTTAGAAGAAGATAAAGATCCTGAAAAATTTGATACCGAACCTCAGTTTCCTAAAGCACAAAACCTTGGTTCAAGATCTATTCCTATTGAAGAAGTTGAGTTTGTAGATATACCACCAATTCCTATAAATGAGGTTGAGTTTACAAGTACAGATCCAAAGTATATTTTAGCAGAAGAAGAGAAAGCATCACAAGATGCAGAGAATTCTAACTTTATAAAGAATATCGTAATAGGCACAGGAGCAATTGCTCTGTCTATTTTTGGTGCAAAGTATATGGGGAAAGTAAGTAAAGCTAGAGTTGATGAAATGGCTATGTCAGGACTTTCTCCTACCAATTTAGAATCTTCTGCAACATCAGCTATTAATGAAATTAAAAACATTAGAGAGACACAAGGTAATATTGCTGCAGTTAAAGCTGTAAAAGAAAAAGCAGCTTCTAGTGTTTCAACTGGAACTAAAAGATTCTTTGGTAATACTTTTGATAAGACTAAACACAATGAAGAAGCATTAAGAGCTGCAGGAGTTCCAGAAGATGACATTTCAGAATTAAGTGGACAAGAAATAGTAGATGTCTTTGGAGTTGTAGAACAATTCTTAAAAGATGGAAAGATGGGACAAGGATCTAAGGCTGCTGTTCGATCATTAAAAAGTATTAAGCGTGAATACGATGCATTACCTAAAGAACAACAAAAAGAATTTATAGATGGAATAGGTGCAATTAGAGAAGATATTATTAGAACAAGAGCAACAGCTTTTGATGTCCTTCGACAATCAGAATCTGAGTTAATGCCCGGAATTACTGGACCGTCAAAACTTAAACAGGCTTTTGAAAGTGGCACTATTGATGATTTAGAATTAATTCTTAAAGAGCAAGAATCTTTGATTAATAATATTCGAGGAACAGAAGGACCATTAGAAAGAGCTAAACCGGGATTATGGAAAAGAAATGCTGAAGGCAAACAAGTATTTTATTCTGATGCTATATTAGGAAGTATGATTAAAACCTTCAATAAGAACCCGAACTTTGTAAGGATGCAAAAAGATTTAGCAAAGATAAATGAAGTAATACTTGATGAAGCTGTTAGGCTTGGAACATTTGATGAAGCTTTTGCTGCAGGATTGAAAAAGCAATTTACTAAAAATGGCTCTGTTATGTACTTGCCCGGAAAAGAAAATGTTTCTAGAGCTGCATGGTACAAGAGATTAGCAACAAACATGGGCTTTCATACTTCGAAAGGAAAGACTCTTAATGAAGTAGGTAACTGGCATCTACAAGGATTAGCAGAAGGAAGTGGTATTGCGAGTCCATTAGATATATTTCAATCTATGGGTCATTATGCTTTTCAAGTAATGGATCATGTAAATACGTCAGTAAAACAATGGAACTTCTTATCAAGACTTACTGGCCTTCGTATGGTAGATAATAAAGTTATAATACCCAAATTAAATGCAACTGATGATGCTACAGTACCAGTAAGGTATGTTGGAAGTTCTAGTATGGATGATCCACTAAATCAGGGAGGAAATGTGCGTGTAAACTTCTCTGATGACGCTGAAATTGCTAAAAGATTTGATACAAAAGGTAAAGGTACATTTACTCCTCGACAATTAGCTCAAATGGATGATGTTATTTGGGTGCAAAGAGGCAGTACTTATCATGGATTTTTTGTAGCAGACAAACAATTAAAGAAGTCATTAGAGTTTGATGCTGGCTTACATAATAGAGTATTAAAGTTTGGTAACTTCTGGAAAAATGTATTTACTAAGTTTACTACAGGTAATTTATCTCCATTTGGTATGATATCTTTCTTATACAATAACCAAATCAGCTCATTTAATGCTGCATTACAAGCAAGTAAAGGTAAGAATGTTATTGGTACTGTTAAGAATGCCTCAAGAGAAGCATTTGAAACATGGAAAGATAGTTATAAAGGTGCTTGGGAATTGTTTTCTACTCGTATGTCTGAAGATATCTCTGACATGCTTACAAGATCAATACAAAATAATACTTTGTTATTTAGATCTAGTCCAGATTTGGTTAGAAAGATGCGTATTCTTACTAAAAGAAAAGTTCGTGACTCTTTGGTAGCTCCTTTACAAAGAGAGACAGGAAGATCTGCATCTGGTTTAGGTGCTAGTGAGTTTCAAGGTAACTTGACTAATGTATTTGAAGAAGCTGTTCCTTATGTTACTAAAACTAGAGGAGCTGGTGCATTACCACAAATGTGGCGTGTCTGGAATCACTTAAATACTGCAATGCAAGAAGGTACAGCTCTTGGCATCACTATGAGAAAAGCACGAGAGTTAGCAGATAAAAATCCTACTCAAGCACAGTCACGATTATCTAGAGAAGCCAGAAAAATAGCTAATGATATCGTGGGTGATGTAAGATTAAGAGGATCTAGTGATACTGGAAAAGCTTTTCATGCAGTAGTTCCTTTTTCTGGTGCAATGTTGCAAGCATGGTCAACATTAGGTAGGTCTATGAAAAAAGGGGGAGTGCAAAAAACTCTTGGGACTGTTGTCGCTGCTGTTGGTATTCCTACTGCATTAGAAGTAACATACAACAATACATTAGATGATGAAACAACTTATCCTGATGGAGGTTTTCCTCCTAGACACTGGACATACAAACAGTACTTTTGGGAAGGGTTTACTGTTGACCAAAGAAATAATAATCACATATTCTTTGTTCCGGGTAAGCCTCCTTGGGAAGCTGTATTAATACCAGTAACTCCTGAGATCAGTTTGTTCAGAGGATTTGTTATTGATGCTTTAGAAACTATAGGAGGATTATCTGATCCTGAATCTGGTTTAGGAGGACATAATATAAAGAGGGCAAATCACTTTTTAGCAGGATTAGCTAGAGTTTTTGATATAGCATTGCCTCCTCCAATTGCTGCTGCTGGTTCTGCGTTAGGACTAGATTTACGAGCTGGTATATTACCAGATGATACAAAAGCTATGGGATTTGGTTTCTTTGAAGGAAGACCAATGCTTACAGGACAAAGAGTTACTGGAGACTTTGGAAGAACTAAATATGTAGGAGGAGAAGTAGACAAAGAAGTTGCAAATGTTTTGCAAGACATCTTTGGAGCTGCAGGAACATTATCTGTGGGGGTATACGAAGCATTTAATGCTGGTAATGAATCTACGCCATTAAACACTAGAATAGAATATGCTACAGATGAGTTAGGAAGAAACATTATGAGGCAAGCAAGGTATTTTCAGCCTCTCTTTGGAAAAGCATTACGAAATAATCCTGACCAAAATATAGTAAGGTCTGTGTTAGCACAAAAAGATGCGTTACAAAGATTTAGTAGAGATGAACAACTAATGTACTCTGGAGGAGGAATGTCTGGAGACAGACCTATAAGAGGAAATACTGTTGATGCTCCTACAGATCCAGTACATCAAATGTTAATCATGCAATCTAAAGATTACTTGAATCAAATAAAACCTATTGGTGATATGATAAGTAAATTACGACAAGATATCGCTACATTGGGAGCTGGAACACAAGACCAATTCCAACAAAAAGCGATAACATTAAAAGAAAGAGATGAACTTATTGATAGCTTGAACTTGCAAATTCAATCTCTTAAATCATTAGAATTAACAGCACTTGAAACATTTAAAGAACAATTTAAAGAATTTGCACATAAAAATACAGGCAGAGATATGTCAGACTTTAGATTTGAAACTTTCAAACCTAATGTTAATCCATCAGGTTCAGTTTCTCCAGCACTTCCGAACTTACCCCGAACTTCTCAATAGCTTTTGTTGCTCTATAGAAAGTACCAGTAGCTTTTCCTGATTTTACTTTGAAGATTTGAATCATTCCACACTCATGCATGATGTTCATTAACATCTTAAACTCACTGGCATCTAGTTGTCTTTGTACTTTATTATGTAATTCATGATGTTTGATGCCATCACTTCCTGCACCTAATAAATGATCTCTTACCTTCTCAATACCTCCAACTAACTTTGCTCTGTAGCTGAAGTCTCCTCCGAACAAGGTGTTTGCACGAGTCTTAACCTCAGAGATAAGCTTACTTCCATGCCCGATGTGCCTACTTTGTATTTCCCTTGTTCCATCGTTAATGGCAAGACAGCTTGCGATTCGTAACAAGTGATCGTCTTCTCTAGCTTCAAACCCGGATCTGAAAGGATCTGTGTGACTAGCTCGTGTGTTGTACCAGTTAGTGAATTTTTTAAGTCCTCCCGGTGAGATGCCAATTCGGGAAACATCTCTTGCTGCTTCAACTGTTTCATTGAATGACTCATATACCTTTCCATGATGATCTTCCTCTCTTTTAACAGGCCAAGCAATACTACGCTTTCTGTTATCGTCAACAATAAACATCACTCTACTAGTAAACCCACCTTCAATAACACTAGGGTTAATAGCAGTGACTAACCATGATGGGGTAGATGCTGATAAGAATGTAACATATACATCCTTCTGTACTAACTCTCCCATCTGCAATGTACCCGGACTTGTTCGTAACTTCTGACAGTCATAAAGATCAGTCAATAGACCGGGCATAGTACTCATGTATCCTTCTTTTCCAAGGATTGTGACGAGTTCGCTAATTGCGAAATTCGCTTTAGCAGTTCCACCCTCTCGGCATCTGTCATGCAAATAAAGTTCGAGACTTTCCGGGCTTGTTTTTCCGGTAAGTATGGAATCAAATCCTTTAAGAAAAGAAAGTATGCTGCTAATAGCTGTAGACTTTCTCGTAGTCCCTGCTTCAGCAGCCAAAATAATATACCAATTATGATAAACTGGACTGTTAGGGCGATCCACATATACGTCACGGCCAACTCCTGTTCCTATTGCCCATAAGGCACACCAAAAATCATAGCTCTCTGCTGTTTCAACATAAGACATATACTCCATGTACTGTCCTATGAATGAGTCAGCAGGAACTAACTTCTTATAATTCACTGCAAGTCTTTCAAGTTAATACCTAATACTGATCGAATCATCTTTAACTTCCAACCTTCTTCCTCATGAAATAATCCTGTTGTTACATACGTCTTTGGTCCTCGCTTTCGCACTTTACATATATGATAAGGTATCTTGAATGTATCACCATCATGAATAGGATAAGCAGTAGGTTTCGTTGACATCTTCTGGTTAATAGATGTAAAGGTGATGCCTTTCATAGATGAGTCTACAAAAGCTCCTATAGGAAATTTATGTGCATAGTCATGTAGTATAGTAAAGGCTACATAATCTTTATGTTTCTTTACTCCTATGTGGATTTGATGTCTGTCAGTGTTGACCATCTATGTACTCCTCCTTCATCTGCTACTGATTGCTTTAGGTCAATACCAATACTTACTTCTTGTCCTCTAATAAGTATTGGAGCCTGTGCATGTTTCTTCATAAGTCGTTGGACGGTGACAGCATCACTAGGTTTATGGATGGCAATGAGAGCATCGTGTACGTTGAGTACCATTCTGGCATCGTTAGGCCATTCGGGATCTTCGTGACACAAATAGATGACGCTTGATACTTTGTCACCGATTGTACTTTGGGGTACGAAAGCAATAACACTATCAAAACTTTCCTCCGTTAATCTTTCTATCCAAATGAGCCTCCGTCCAAAGGGCGTGTAGAGCATACGTTCGTCTCGGACAGTTTTAATTGTGGTGTCCCATCCTCTTTGTATTTCAGGGAAAGCCCTATGGTAACTGGCGTATGCTTCGTACCCTTGTTGAATCGGTATACCACACACTTCTGCAAGCTTGGGTGCTTGCATTCTATAGTTAAGACCGTGTACACATCGCTTTCCAAGATAGCGTTTAGTAGGGGTGAGATCATCGTTCCAATCTGAGGAGGGGATTGTATCGTAGTCTTCTTTAAATATTCTCGCAGCGTTTCCTCTATGGATATCAAATCCATCTTCATGTTCTGCCCTTTCAAAGTTTTCAATCAAGCCTTGAACATTCCAAAGGTATGCAACTACTTTAGCTTCTGCTTGTCTTAAATCAAAGTAACTAAACATATAGCCATCATCACACTTAAACATAGGATATGCTCTATGAGGTTGATTTTGTAAGTTCATCCCAGATCCCCACATAACTTTACTAGAAGATAAACGACCCGGAGCTGATTGCACACCGAACTGTTTATACTCACATCTAATCCTTCCATCGGGATCTACTTTTTGTGTGGCATATGTACTATAAAATTTATGTTCTTCTTTATACTTATCTAGCTTTATTAAAAGTTCACGAGCTTCAGGTGACGTTTTAACATTGTCTTGCATTCTTTTACGGTTTTCTGCATTAGTGCTTGCTCCTCTTCCGACCAACCTGAGATAGTTGAAGAACAATTCTGAAAGTTGTTTAGGACTGTTTGGATTTGGGTTAAAGTTTTTATCACCTGTGAGATCGTGGACACGAGAGTGGAAGTCTGTGAGTCTTTCATTTAACTCCTCCTTTAATTCAACTGCTATCTTATTTTTAAGTTCTATGTCTGCCAAGATTCCTCCAACTTGCATACTAATAAGATGTGGTTGCAGTCTCATAACATGTTCAAAGAAGAACTTAGATAAGTCTTGGTGTTTTAATTCTTTGCTAAGAGCAGCATGACAGGCCCAAGTGATACAACAATCTTTGATGTTGTAATGCCAGAAGTCGTTAATGTTCCCACCTTCACGCCAAGTCTTGCCCTCGTCTTTATAGTAAGGATGATCCGTATATTGAGCAGTGAGATATCCAAGGTTATGGGGCATCCTTGGGTACAAGGTGTGATGTGCGAGTAGTGTGTCAAACCAAACATTCGGTACATAAATTCTATCCTTATACCATAACCAGCCACAGTCAAAGGAACCGTTCTGAGCTATGAATTTATTTTCTTTATTATTAAATAACCTTTGTAGTTCGTATCTAAGTTTAAGCTCTTCGTCTGTACTAAATCTGTTTGATCTATCATCCCGGAAGTTAATGCAGATTCCAGTGTTAGGGTTGTCGGCCAATCCAATACAGGCGGTTTCATTGGCAATGATTTCGATATCAAATGCAATTGGCTGTTTATTTCCACTAAGTCTTTTGATAAATTCGATACTTTCTTCATAACTTGGGTTAATAATTCCACTGACTTTATGCTGCTTAAACTTTCCATCTATTACTCTCCTAAGTTTTGCTATATCAAACTTGAACATAGGCTCCATAGATAAGTTGCGAAGAATGTGCCCAGGATTATTAGTTATAATAACCTTTACCTTCCTCTTCTTCCTACCAACTTCACATTCAATGACAGACCCACGCCAATTAGTAATCCCTGACTCTCCTATCAATGCATGTAAAGCAAAGTTACCGAGAGCCAAGATGTATTTAAGATTAGGTAAGTGATCTAATTCCCATTCAAGTAAGCCTTCCCAATGCTCTAGCTCTGGCTTCTTTACTGGATTACGAGCATCAGTTTTTGTAGACAATGCTACTTGCTTTTTAACTACATTAGTAACGTAACAATCAGCTCGTGTTATATCTACAGGACGTAACGTATCCCATAGTAATCGACCAGCCCCTCCAACAAGAGGCATTGACATTTTACATTCATGTTCTCCGGGAGCTTCAGCTATTACACATATTTCACTGTCAAGTCTTCCGCTACCCAGACAGTTTACTTCTAATTGGCAAGCTTTAGCACGAGCAGTAAACTCTCTTAATAACCAACCTTCAGTTATTTTCTCCATTGGATCCATCATCTCCCCTATGCAAGTCTCTACCTAATATTGCGTACCCAATTATATCATCCCAATGATCTGCAGAGTATTTTCCACAAATAATTCTAGCTAGTTTAAGTAAGATGTTAAGAACAGCATATTCATGTGATCTCCATGCTCTTCTTTCTTGTAAACTAATTTGATTAGACATTGCTGAAATAAATCTTGCTCCAACAAAGAATGTATCCTCTGCTTTGCCATGAGTTTCTTGTCTATCACTTAGCATATCAGAAAAGTCTTTCATTATTCATCTCCTGATTCTTGGAGGATTAGAATATCTACTTTCATTTGATCAATGTCATATTCGCCATTGACTAGTTCCATGATCATTTCCATAGCATCGTCTAAAGAGAAATCAGTACCAAGCCAATATTCAACTTGATCTTTGTTAACTAATAAATTTAACTCTTCTTTCCTATAAACTAACTCATTATCCGGTCCTTCATACTCTGAAGCATCATCTTGTATCACGATTTCATTGGTATCTTTATGTATTACCAATACCGTGCCAAAAATGTTTTGATCTATTACCTTAACTCTATCGCCTTTTTTAATTTTTATTTTACTCACTCTCATTCTCCAACGCATTTTCTTGCAAATACATCTTGCACAATCTTGTTAGTGCATTTGATCTACTTAATTTTAACATTAATTCTTTTTGCATATGTGCTCGAACTATATCTACGCAGACCAATTGTTCTAACGAAAATCCAATTACTCTGGCTGCATATTTTGGATTAGATACCATCACTTATCTCCTTTCTTGTGTAAGCTAAGATTAATTGACTGTTGATCTGTAATTATAGACACATGAGTTTTGGCTCTGCTTATCGCTGTATAAAAGTTTTTACGATTAAGAAGAAAAGATCTTGATCTATTCATGACGTAGCAAATACGATCATACTCTGATCCTTGACACTTATGTGTTGTAACAACATAAGCTAGATCTAAATCTTTTTGGGGGTTCATATAATATATGCCATAACGTCCTTGCATTTCTAGAGATACTGGAACAGTCACATCCTTATCTCCAAAGTCTATAGTAATATCTCCACAATCTTTGAAGTCTGTAACAACTCCTGTCTCTCCATTGAATACCTCTAAAGGATAACAGTTAGTTGTATAAATTACCTTATCTCCTATATACAACCTTTGTTCTTCTATGTTACTCCACTTATGACGTTCAACAATTACATGTCTTTTGGAACTTGGTTGGAGTAGTTGTTGGATAGCAGAGTTAAGAGCTTCTGTACCTACCCAACCAACTTTGGTAGGAGATATTATTTGATTATTGATTGCTCCATAATCTATCTCCTCTGCCAAATTATCTTGGACGAAATCTAATATAGTTTCTACTGGTGTATCAGTAAATTTAAGGGCAAAGTCTTCTTTTCGTAAAGGCATTTGACCTTTGATGATTCGTTGTCCATTAGAAATAATGTTACTGTCATTAGCTTGTCTATGAATAGTTTCTAAACTAATTCCATCAAACTTATTAAGCATCTTTAAAAAGGACGATGGTTCCCTTTGTATTCTCTTGTTGCTTTCGATGGGTTGAAGCTGGTTAGCATCCCCAAACATACGAATAACACCACCATTGGGAAGAGCATCAAGCAAATTCCGATGCACCTCAACTGACACCATAGCGTACTCATCAGCCAAGACAACTTTGTATTCAATGGGATTATTCCTATCTTTCTTTGGGTCAGTAGTAACTAACGGTTTCCCTGTCTTATCATCCAGCTCACCGGGATGCGGATACTCCAATAGTCTGTGGATTGTGCAAGCTGGAATACCTGTTGCTTCAGTAATTCGTTTCGCTGCTTTACCTGTAGGAGCACACAAAACAACTTTGCAACCTTGCTTGTAGAGTTGACGGTAGACGTTTTGTAAAATAGTGGTCTTACCAGTGCCAGCAGCACCTGTAACAGCAACGATCCGCTTACTAAGATTAACGCAATCATTAACAGCTTTACGTTGAGTATCATCAAGCTCCATTTCATTACTTGTTGGCGGTATTACCTTTGTTATTTCTTCTCTTTGTTGGTTTAGGTAATTCACTTTGTTCTTCTCCAATTGTCATGCTCGTAGATTTTGTGTCTCTATGCTTCTTGAGATTAGCTGCAACATGGACAGCACACCATCTAGTAAACATGGCTAATGATATTCCGAGGAGATAAGCCTCATGTTTGATAGCATCGTACTCTTTATTAGTACAACGTACTCTCAGGTTTCCCCCACGCTTTCCTGTGGAATTGACACCGTAGCCTAATTCGAATTCACTTGGAGTTGGAACTGTTATCTTCAGAGGAGGTTCGTAAGACATTAAATTTCCTTATACGATGTGACATTGCTAATACATTTTTATGTCTGTAACACTTTTTATGGTTCTTTAAGAAACTATCAACGTGCATCCCACAATGAATACAATATCCAGAATTAAGATGCCATTCGTGCTTGTCGTCTTTAGGCATATCAAAGATTCCCTTGTGTGTCAAGGATAGTTGTGTGTCTTACGCAAAGAAAGATCCCCTACTACCTATATGAACGATACTATCATTAAACTACCGAAACGGTTCACTAACAACAGTAAGGTTGATAGATAGCAGGGGAAGGTCTTATGCTAAAGGAATTCGTTTATAGAAAGTATTAGCAGGAAGTCCCCCACTATCCATAATTCCTAATAACTCTTCAGCATTTTTAACTACTTGATGAATGGTTACATTCTCCTTTCTTAAAGGTAGAACATTGCCATCGTCATCTTTTACCGATATCACAGCGTAAACAGGTTTTACGGTGCGAATTATTTTCTTCTTTTCTTGATGTTCTTCAGCCATAATTAAGCTGCACGAACACGGTCGATAGTCGCACGAGTAACGCCTTCATAGGTGTCAAGGATAACATCCAATTCTGCTTCCATGCCTACCCACTCATTAACGTCTACTTTTTTGCTCAAAGGAGCACCAATTGCTTCCATGAAACGCTTAGTACCATATCGAGCTTGTGGATTATCTTCCAAGCCTACACGTCTGTAAACTAAAGTAAGACCGTCTTCTGGTCCGTCCTTAAAGTCTGCAGGAAATTGGTCAGCACCAATGTGAAAAGAAATAGCACCGTACATAGTACCACGCTGGCTTTCTTTTACTTCTGCTTTTCTAATTACTCCTGTATAAGATCCTGCTGGTAAAGGCTCTGGAGCTTCTTGATTCTTGAGATCGACACTGAACTCAACAATGCTTGATAGTTCTTCCATAGTATTTTCTCCTTGTATGTTTTGGTTAGTGGAACTGATTATTATAGTGGTATCCTACATACTAGTACAGCCCCATGATCTAGTAGGTAGTATTCTTATAGTCTCTATATATAGTAATAAAGTGTGTGGCGACTAAGGTAGAGGTATCTTCTTTCCTTTATTTTCTACCCAAGTCTCATACCAATTTGCAATTCCTTCGCCTTTCCATGATTCGGGATCGAAAGACCAAGAGAAGTCACTATTCCCTCCAGTAACAAACATCCGAGATTTCATAGGCTTGCGAAGACGAGAAGAACGGATAGTGATTTTTCTGTCCTTTCCTGTATCTTGCAAATGCCACACTTCTGATAATTTTATTGGTATCTCCGACTGCATTTTACCACCAACAAGAATGCTAACTTCAGTTGCACCAGTTAGCTCATCTTTTTGGGGAACATCTTCGTGTGCAATAAAAATAATATGCTTGTTAAGAGCACCTGTAACTCTAATAACTGACATGATTGCTTGCATGGTATAACTATTTCTTCTTCCATATCCTTGCAAAGTAGGCATTTCCATTGTTGCCCCTCTGACCATACTAACGCCATGCCTAAGAGACATTTCATTAAACGAAGTAATTGAATCAAATACCACCGTCTTAATGTCTGGATTTTCATCCAACACTTGCTTGATCCCTCCAGCATTTTCATGTTTGAAAGTCTCCACTTTGTTAGGTGATTCCATACTAAAGTCAGCAATATAAATATCTTTTTGATCCATTAATGAACTCGTACCATCAGGATCGAAGTTGACCCACAAAATAGGTCGAGGAGCAGTAGCAGCTAGGGTGGTTTTACCAGCACCAGATGGACCCCAAATAATTGTAGACATTCTCTTTATTTGAGTTTCGGGCGTTGTTACTTCTACTGATCCTAAAGAAATTTTAGGTGTTGTCGCCATGTGTGATTGTCTCCTTATACATAAGCACTATTTCTATCGTATCATCAGGAAAGTTTTTACCACCGTATTCCTTTGCTTCCATATAAGTATTAAAAGGTCCATAAGTACTTACTCCTTTAGAAAACAAACCTCTAAGGATAACATACGATGATTCTATTATAGTGCTATTACGTCCTGTCATTTGAGATAGTCATATAACAAATTCGTTTCTACATAAGTCTTACTTGTTTGAATAAAACAACCAGAGTCAAAAAAGATATGACCTTGGTAGTAAGTAATCTTTTCTTTTATTACTGCATCTCTAAATTTATGACATGCTTTTATTGATTCAAAAGGATTAGCAGAGATAAGAGGGGTTTCCCAACCATTAAGACCAAATATCATAAACACTATCATAAGTTTACTCATTTAATACATCCCATTCATCATCTACCATTTCATTAATGATTTGATTCTTATCTTCTACAGTTTCTGAAGCACAGAAAGGCAAGAATGAACATGTTCTAAAGTATCTATTACAACTATGTGTATACATAGGTGCATCTATTACATTGTCTTTGTATTGGTCAATAGTATTAATAGTTGTAACAAACCAATTAGCCCACTTCTCAAACATAAGAGGTGATCGTGGTACATACTCTTTTCTAATACCTTCTGCTGGAACTCTACCGATAGGTATTCGCATTCCAGAAACTAATGCATGGTTACAAGGTAGTCCTGTAAATGTAGTTGCTGCTAAACAATACCCAGTAATTTGGTGAGACAACATCCATTGAGATAGCCATGAATCATCAAGCCTAGCACCAGTCTTCTCTTCTATTACTATAAGTTCATCCTTGTTGTAATGTAGACCATCTAACTTGCCAGTAAATCTAGCTGAACAAGTTGAAGTTTGATCATCCATCTTATATCTAATATCAACTACAATATTATATGGTATCTCTATGCCAACATCAGTCTTAGGATCTTTCTTATCTCTTATCCATATAGGATAACGTTCCATATCATATGCATCTATATATGATATCAAGCTTTCCGAGATGTTTGATAACGTTCTTCGATTATCTGAAATATCGTCATAAAATGTGGAGGATTCGACTGCTTCAATAACAAAGTTGATTGTGTTTGTTCTATGTGTGGCTTGATTAGACAACGTACTGAGCATACGATCATATCTATCTTCACCGAAAAGTAAGACACCATGATGGTCCACATTCTTTTTCTGAACATCTGTCTTGGCTTGATATGCGTAGTATTGGTACAAGCGTACAGCCGCAAAGCCTTCATGTGAAGCACTGCCAGCTTCCAAAGCCATTGATCTTGCTGAATTTGGCATGGATTTGTGCATCTTATAACGTAGGATGCCCCATGTCGGACAAGTATTAACAGCAGATAGTTTGGTATGATCATAAGCAGGGAGTGCAACATCTGGAAATAGGATATTATCTGGTTCATCTTTAGCCATCCTCATATCTAATGATAGTAATTCAAACTTACTCATTTCCTCTTATACCTCTCACCTCATCAACAGCATTTGTAGCTGCTTCGGTAGTGGCTCCTAATTGTAAGAGTATATTAGTTACTTCATTTAACATTTTAGCTAGTTCCATTATCTCTTGTTGTTGAGAACTAAGGGACTCTGCTAATGCTGTTAAGCAAACAACTATTTCAGGGTCAGCCTTACCTTGTAACCTTTCTCTTATTTCTCTAGCTTTCATATTCTTTCTCCAAGATTTCCTGCAGCTAGTATTTGTTCTACTCCAACTTGTTGATGTTTTGTTTGTGTTATGACAAACTCATCTTTACCTGTATCAGGATTGTAAGTTAGCACTACTTTTATTGCACCTTTATATGATGCTGCTATAATTCCTAATCCAGTTTCTTTACTTCCTGTAGCTGTTGCAGACATTTTACGAGAACTCTTATCAATTACGCCATAAAAATGAGCCATTTAATCCTCCCTATATTTGTTCAATTTCTAATTGCAATGCTCTTAACTTTGTCGCTCTTTTTTCTAGATTAGCTGTAGCTCTATCAGCACGACCCAAGTCTTTGTCGAACATCTCCAGAGCTTTTTGCCACTGTGCTTCTAGTTGCTCCTTACGAGCAGCAGCTTGCATAAGAGTTAACTCTTCATATGCTCTTACAGGAGCTAACCTTCTTTCTCTTATCTTTGTGACTAACAACTCACGTTCATCTTCACTCATCTTAGTGAGGTCAGCCAAACTTATTGGTGTGTCTGCTTTCATTATTTAAAATCCGTATGAAAGTTAATTGAAAAACTTCTACGTTCTCCTTCCAACTCTTTGGGCATTGGATATACTGCATGTCGTACTGATGCAGGGAATATATAGAAGTCACCTACACTAGGTATAAGATTCATTTGTGTAGTAATGAATGGAGCTAACTCACCATAGAACAAAGACAATGCACCACTCTCTCCATTCTTATGAGCTGGTTTACTTAATACTTCTTTAAAGTTGTCAGGTAATTTAAGATATCCAACAGATGTAATTAAACTTGTTGGATGTACATGATGTGGATTGTATTCTGTATGATCCATAGTACGATTGTACCAAGCGTCTTGTACGTCCAAAGATATGTTCGCATTGAAATGTTTGGTGATATAATTTTGTGCTTGTTCTACAAACCAAGTCATTATGTTAGGGCTTAATCTTAGTTCATTCATTCTAGCTTGTAACTTTATCTGTCCAATCAACTCCTTACTGTAATCAAATCTATCAAAGTTTTCTGGCATTGTTACAAATTCACAGTCAGCATTCAATTCATCTACCATATCTTCTGGCATCTTCATGCCAACAATCGTAGGTCCAAATGGTTTTTGTTCCATGCTATTCATCCTCTACAGGTTTTACATCGTAGTATGTATTACCCTTCTTAGGTTTCGTAGAAGCTTTTACCGCATCATCTACGACAGCTTTTTCCACACCAGCACGAGCAAGATTGTTTAGTACATCAGTCAATGCCACATTTTCGCCATCTTTGTTTTGGCGTTTAGTAAATACAAATGATCCATTGTCATGTAACACAAGTGTTTTGTTAGCAATGCCAGTTGGATCTACACCTAATGCATCAGCACCAGAATCTAATGCTCGTTTAGATGTGTCGAATAGTTTCTTGTACTTACTATTGATTGCTGAATAAATTATGTAGTTGACCATTGCATTATGCATGTCAGCTTCTTTGTTTACTTGTTCATTATCTTGGCTATCACTTTGAAACATTCTAAATAAATCTAAAGAATGATTATGTATGACATCGTTAATATCATCTTGCATCTTACCAATAATGGTTGCTAGTTCATGTGCTTTCATTATATTTTCCTCATCATCTCGTTGATTTCATTTGTTGCATGACTAATTACGTTAGTTAGTTCTAATATCTTATCTTGTATTACTTGTATTCTATCTCGAACTTCTTCTTCAGTTACATGTTCAAGATCATTGGTATCATAATGTCTTTCGAGTCCATTATAATCACAGACAGTAATACCAGCGTCATTATCTTGCCGGATTACAATCATAGGTTGTTGTGTATTTTGTGGATCTTCGGAGATAACACGAGCGATATCTCCTGCTTTGAATAAAGATTCAACTTTTCTCATAGAACTCCCCTTCTATTTAATGGTTTGCTTCTGTTGTTGCTCTAATAAGTAATCAATTGCTTTATTATTCTCTTTTATTTGTTTCTCTAATTTTCTCACCCGATATTCAGAGTTGATAGCACTACCAGCTCCTGCAAGTGGTAAAGCAAACGAACAACCGCAGAGTATTACCACACAAAGACCAACAATAAGTAATAGATTTGCTTGATTCATTATGCAGCAATTTCCATGAACTCATCAGAGCTTATCCAAGATCTAACTTGTTGCTCTCTGTTCATGAGTGTTGATGCTTTATGATCGCTTTCAGTCTCTCGTATGGAGAATTCCCCTGAATCCGTGCTCGAATAGAACGTAGCTGCCGAGTATAACGCCCACACGGTACGTCCATGTGTATGGCACTCAATGCGGAATTGTCGCATGAGTTGTTGCACTCTACGTTCTGATACATTGGGCATTGCCTCGAAACACTTTTCAGCTTCTTCATCACTTATTTCCTTACCTACCCAATGACTCCATTGTTCTGCTTGTTTATAAAATATATCAACTGATGCTCTTAATCTGTCTGTTAACTTAGGAACTGTAAGCCCAGATGTATGTCGTTTGACAATCATATCATATGATCCTGTAACCATTCCATTTGTACAGAAGAAGTCAATTGCTCCGTGGTAAAACTTGAACGAGGATGAACCATCATACCCATTAATAATGATAGTTCGAAAGGCAATATCGGAGTGTCTGGACCCGATATCTGCACTAATGTTCGGGAAGATGTAATTTCTGATAGTTGTAGCTCCCAAGTATGATATTGAATCGGTTCTTCGCACATTGTCTAGTTCCTCATCTGACATAACTTCCATGAATGTATCTTCTACTCCCTCACAGACATCCTTTGTGTGCAGTACCTTATAATTCTTTCCAACAACACCTAGACTATGAGGATAACCACTCCATTCTCTTACGATATGCTTATGACTAGGATCTTCATAAAAATTATCGGTTCCTTTAAAGTAGCACGGTCTTTCCCATACAGGAAAGTATAAACTAGACTCATCACTAAATACTTCAGGCTTACTTCTTGTCTCATACTCGTTGTTGTTTGTTATTGGATGTAGTTGTGTAATGTTATTCATTAAAACCTCCTTGTCCTTTATTGGATCAATGATTGTTTGTACCATTATGGTACTTGTGTGTCAATAAAAAAGCCCCCACACTATTGAAGTGTAGGGGCAGAGTCTAAGTCTTTAACATCACACAAGGAGGATACCTGAAACGGTATTCCAACTTATTAGTATGAAGTTATAAACCTATTCTGTCAACTGTTTATGGCTTCTTCCTGTATCAATAGCAGATACAGCTTCTCTAGATACTCCATAAAGATCAGCACATTCTTGTTGTGTTTTTCCTTCTTTTCTTAATTTAATAATAGCTTTTACCACAATTTTGGGAAGTCCATGACGCTCTCGTTCTTTCATGTCATTCATATTATCTTGGTGTGAACCCCAACGTAAATGGTGAGGATTGCAACAAGTACCATTGTCACAACTATGTAATACTTGCCTATCTTCTTGTGCCTCGCCTGTAAAACATTCCAAGACGTAGGCATATGATGGACGGCATTTCCCTTGAACAGTAAAGTAGGGTCTGCCATCTTTGGCGTTAAGTCTTCCTTTCCATTCCCAACAGTCATTATTGTCTCCCATATTTACATGTTTAAAGACATCTTTAGGTGAATTAGTACGACTCATTTGATTTCCAATACACTTTCTGTACCATCTGGATGCCAAGTGACACGATTTATACTACCATCATCTAATAGCTGTAAGAAAGTACCATTAGTAAAGTCACCGTTAGCCATTAACCATAAACGCCAATAGCCATACTCCATGTCTATGTCTATTCCATGTACACGTTCTACTCGGAGCTGTTTAATATGATTATCTAATGGCACTCGCATAGGTAGTGGACGCATAATAACCTCCAAGCCGTAAGTCAAGGGGCGATTTACCTACCCTTCGATACAAATAAAAAGTGAGAGATAGCACTTGAATGCTACCTCTCACTAGACATATTAGTTAAGCTGCTTTAACTTGTTGTGATTTATTTTGGTATGCTTGTCTATTAAGACTAGCTTTAGACTTAATCTCAGCATAACTAAGTTGTTCTAAATCTCTGCTAATATCATCATGCTTTCTGATATTAACTCCTAATATAATACCAGCAGTACGCATACGTTTAATCAATTGCTTTCTGAACGTTTCAACATTGAGAATTTCATCTCCTTTATTCTCAGTATCAATATGCTCACTATCGGCATTAGTTGTTCCAAACCAATTGTCGATCACATATGCTTCTTTGGTAATACCTTGACCATTTAACTTTTGTAATCGTGACTCTGTATTAGGTAGTAATGTACCGCCAAGATATTCTATTTGACGTTCCATTGCTCCAGCTAATCCAAAGTGTGCTTGCCTATTTAGCCATGCATCATCACATAATATCCCTGTAATTTCTGCATGATCTATAGCTTGTTTAAGTTCTACATCATCTTCGTTAACAATTAATTCGTTCATAAATTCTATTACTGAAAAGCTCACTGTATTTCTCCTATGTGATTGTGAAATTTCTTCCATTTAAGTATTTGTCTTTATAGTCTTGTAGTGTTAGTTCGTTGTTTGTAATACGATGTTCTCTTGCATCGCTAACAGTCTCCCACTTTTCTATGTCAGTGGGTTGTCTCTTCTCATATAACAAGTTTCTTGATCTTACTTCACTTCTTAACCAATCAGGTAAGTCATCATAACCTGAGTCTCCATACTCGCTAAGATGTCTATTGACTTCTTCATCAGACATATAAGGCTTCACCTTATTCATAGCTGTTCGTATCTCTTTCGGTTCTTTTGGAATAGTTGGTAAATCTTTTTGTCTTGGTTCATGCCATATGCAATACAATACATAGTCATCTCCAAGTGGCCTAGATATACTCATATCATCTCCTTTCTCCGAAACACCCCGAGCTTTTTACCACACCAAACCAACCAATGATTTTCTAGTTGTTCTATGTAATCATCTTGTTGTTGTATGATCTCGTTTAGTTTTTGGAGTTCATTTAAACAACTAGTATAGTTGTATAAGTCCTCGTTTAATTCCATGTTCTTTATTGCTTTCATGTTGTATCTCCTCCTTAACTATGTGTTATGTATAAGTATATGCACATACCAATACACCAGATGTATGCCCATGCGAGTACAGCGTAACAAATCCAATCGGATTTGCTTCTTGGTTTAGGTAATGTAATTTTCATTTTGTTTCTCCTATACTTTGTGAATGTGTACTGGGATGTTGTATTGGTGTGCGAGGTCAATCATGTGTCCTGTTCCTCGTGACTTACCATCCCATAAAGCTACGAGTGCATCTGCATACATCGCCATCTCTGAGTTGCGTATGTATCCTGCTCTCTTACCATGATGTGCCCAATTAGCTGGCATTCTCTTGATTGGAATATTATGAACAGTTGCCCATAGCTCACCTAGACGATCTGCTCCTCTAGCTGTTCCTGATACCACTTCAGTAATTGGCATAAAGCCTTCTATTAAACTATCCATTATGAGCATCTGCATCGCATTTTCAACTACACCATAATCAGTAATATCTCTTGAACCTGCTATGATTAATTTCATGTTTAACTCCTATTAAAATTACCCAAAACCATATACACAAACACCAGAAGGAATAAAGCACACACTCTCAACACGAAACATTTGTATAGATTTTACCACATAAACTAACCAAATAACTGCTACATACTATATATAGTAGGACATACAACATGTTGTGTAAGGATCTATACATCTATACACCTCCTTGTGTTTATGTAATATCAATGACTTAGTGTTAGTTGTTGTTAGTAGTCGCTAACACGCTTAATTGCACATATAGTAACACTTAACTGCACATTAACACTGATAAATGTCACACATCGTAAGTCAAGGACTCGTAGAGCAAGTCAAGGTAGCATTTGCCGAAGGCTGGACTGACGTTCCCTATTCTCTAATCACTTAACGTGTCCTGTTCTTACAGGACGCAATTCTTTAAGACATAAAAAAAGGCTAGAAGGATGTTAATCCTTCTAGCCTATGGTAGTTAGCTGATGATAGGTGCTATACTAGCAATATCAGAATCAACTAGATATTGTCGATGATCATACTCGGCTTGAGCTTGGATCTTGTCGTGCTCTGTAGCGAATTGTGAGTTAATCAATGCTCTCAAATCTCTTAGTGTGTAGTCTTGGATATCATGTCTCATGTTGTAACCTCTTTATGTGAAGTGGGAGGATGAGATGTTCATCACCCTCCCTGTTGATGTTAAGACTTAACGAAATCAGCGAAAGCGTCACTGAGTTTAGGCTCACGAGTAAGAATTCCGTGATTGACCATAGCGGTTAACATATTGTAGCGATTAATTTTACCAGCTTCCATCAACGAGGCTTGCTGGTCGAAAACTTTGAAGAACTTTTTCGCTGTTTTCGTTGCAGAGTTCTCATCAGGGAATTGCTCTGTCAATGAGTAGTTACTTTGCCAACTGGGAGCCGACAAGGTAATAACAACGTGCTTGCCAGAAGGATGACGCTTGATAGAAACAGATGGACGTGAAATATTATTCATAAGTAGTAACTCCGTAAGTTGTTGTTGACTTGTCGTTGTGACAAACCATTCACAAACCCCAGAAGAAAGGAGCACACATGTTCCAACACGGGGGGACATAGTACCGAACACCGACAGTAGTGATGAGTGAGGATAGGGGGGTAGTAATGAGAATAAAAACTCCCCCCGTTCCCAAAACTTGTGTTAGAGAATAGATCGTCAGTCCTATAATAAGATCTATCGTCACCCCCTTTACCAAAAACGAGGGAGGCGTGTAGCACACATTGATATTATATATTTTTAGTACGAGGTTATACTAAAGAGTACGAAGTCGGGCCACTGCGTAGCCCGGAATATCATTTGACAGATTAATTTTTACACGTTAGACTAACCTACCACTCCACAGGGAACTATACATATAATATATATTGACACACAATATAGCCACTGACAAAACAACTTAAAACAGGAGACAAGAGTTATGGCTACAAGTGCAGAGTTCTGGACTTCATCGACATATGGACCGAATGATACAGCAGGTTCTTATGAATTTCTAAGTGGAAGATCACCTAACCGTTATCACTTAATGCGTCTTCTTCGTAAGAAGAACATGAGAGAGATGGGTGAAATCATTTCAACACTATTAACTGATGCTTCACCTTCTACAACTGCTAGTGTTACTATTAGTGAGTTAACTGCTGAAGCTAACACACAAGACAATGTTCAAGGCGGTGTTCGTACTATTGCTGCTAAAGAGCAAATGGGTCTTACTTATAATAGTGATAAAGATGATGCTTCTGCTAATACTTCTCGTGCAGTTACTGCTGCTGATGTAACAGCATTACAAACAGAAGTAATTCCTTCTGGTGCTAGAGCTAATAGAGCACCATCTACTTATCCTACTGATGCTTCTGGCAATGGTGGCGGTGGTAAGTTCGATCAAGGATTTTAATTATGGCACAGACATATGGAGACTTAGATCCTAATGCCATGCCTGATATGTATCATAAGGAGGTTCCTTCAGCATTAAGTACTGAAGTTCCTCTAGATGCACAAGGGAATAAGATAAATCCTTTAGGCCGTTCAATGGATAATACATTGCGTGGATTATTTGCTGGATCATTGCCTCAAGCTCCTGTTGACCCTGTTATGACTAATATGGGAAGCAGAGCTACACAACCTAATAACATTTTTCCTACTCTAGAAGATAGTCAAGGTACTAATATTTTATCTCAACTAGAAGATAATTTTCCAGAAGGTTATCCAAATGATGTACCAGCTACTGCTACAGTAGAAAGAGCTGTGTTTCCTAGAGATAGGCAAGATGTGTTAGTTGATCAAGATAATCCAAATCTTGGTGTTTCTACACAAAGGAGATCTGCTGAAGATCCTAATATTACAGGAGGCAGCCCTTGGTATATTGGAACTGAAGGTTCTAATATGCAAACGATAGCTAATGCGGTTAAGAATGTTACTGATACCACTAAAAGAAGGTTTACTGATCCAACTAAAGCTCCTTATGAAAGATTGATGGATGCCGCTGGAGCTGGTGCAGATTGGCTTATAGATCAAATACCAGCACTTTCTGGAGAACTTCTAAAAGGTTGGAAGTGGTTTACAAATGTTCCCGGACAAAAAACAAATCAAATCTATGCGAATATTGATGAAGAAACAGACAGAATGCAAAGAGAACATACAGGAGACATTTCACAATATCCTTACGGAAAAACAGCAAGAAAACTCATTGGAAAAGGTAGTCAAGCTATCCGACAAGGTAAGCAAACTTTACAAGATGCTATTAGAGATCGTGCCGCTTCTTCTCAAATTCGTCACTCCTCACAAGTACCACCTCGTATGCCTTTTGATAGGAGTTTAGAAATAGATGCTAATGATCCTAATAGCCCTAATATGGGATATGGACCATCTTTTGACGAAAGGGATCCTATTGCTGAGAATATTAAGGAAACAACAGATCCAAATTCTGATGTTATTACAATAGAACCAGAAGATGCTCCTATGGGAGAAAGATCACCAATAGATAACATCATAAATACTTTAGGACTCTTAGAAATGAGTGAAGCACAAAGAGCAGGAAGAATTGCTGCATTACCAAATCATATTAGAGATGCTGTTTTACAAAGAGTTACTGATATAATGCAAAGTGCTGACATTGGTGATGATATAAACTGATGCTTCCTCAAGGAACAGAACCGTTAGTATTAGCTGATGGCACTAAGATAAATCCTGTAAATGGATCAGTATTACAGGAAGAAGTATTAGTAGAAGTTCCTAATACGGAACAAATTAAAAGGGAGATTGTTGCTTCTAAGAAAAGAATCAGTGATCTCCCTGTTCCGACAGCTCAAATGAATACTCTTAGTGTTATTATATCTTACTCATTATTTGGTATTAGTGATGAAGATATATCTAATACATTACTTATTCCTATAGACCAACTTAAAGTTATTATGGCTTCTGATGAATACAGAGGACTTAAAGAAACATTTGTACAAAACATTGTAGAATCTGACTTATCTAATGTACGAAGTATGTTTGTACAAAATAGTCACAAAGCTGCTCAAACTATGTTTAACTTATTAGATAGTGATAGTGAAGCTACAAGAGGTTCGGCAGCAAAAGATGTATTAGATAGAGCAGGACAAAGACCTGTTGATGTTGTTGAACATAGACATAAGATGGAAGGTGGTCTTACTATTGAGTATGTAGAAAAGAAAGATGACATTCCAACAATTGATGTAGACTTTTAAAAAGGAGAAAGAAATGGCAACCGTAGTAGAGAAAAGTGGAAATGGTGGTGGAACAGTTGGTTCTGGACCAGAGAATGAATACAGTCGTGTTAGTGTTGTAGCTAGTGCTTTATCTGGTACAACTGTCCCTAGTTTTGTAGGACAAAAAGGAACTGATACAACTGCTGATCAAAATTACATTGGACAACGTACTAGTCTTACTAGCACCTCTGCATTAGCTAATACTGATTGGGCTAAAATTTAAGGAGTAATTTCAATGCCTTATGGACCGGGAACTTATGGAGATAAAGTAGGAAGACCTCCAAAAAAGGGAAAGCCTAATAAGATTGTACAAGTCTTAGCTTCTCGTAATACAAATAAGCCAATGAATAAGGGAAGTCGTAATGTTTAACCCTATATCTTGTGGCATGTGTATTTCTAGAATAACTACTCGACTAAATGGATATGATCCCCGAAAAATGGTCAAGCAATGTGCTTGGCTTACTTTAAACAATGGTAAAGGTGGGAAAGAATTC